TCATCAGCATGGCGGTCAGCACTTGCAGCGTCTCCGGGTCTTGCGTCAGCGCCATGACGTTCATGATGGAGCGCGACATGGACTCACGGCGGCTGGTGCTGGTCGGTCCGACCTCGACCGCCACGTCAAACTTCGCTTCGCTCAGGTCGTTCTCGTTCTCGATCTCGCCTTCTTCGCTCATGCGAGGAACCATCAGTTCAATGGTCTCCATCTCGCCCGACTCGGTGATGCCTTTCATTTTGCGTTTGGGCTCGACGTACACGTCACGCGCCATGCTCAGCCACACTTCACCCGCTCTGCGCACAGCCTTGGCGAAGTTGGACATGTAGATGTAAGCCTGCATGTCCACACGCTGCTGAATCATCTCAACGGCCTTGCCGCTGATGTTGGACACCATCTTGTCAGCGCCTGCCGGGTTGCCAAGAATCTCCGTCATGTCCTGTTCGGTCAACTGGAGCAAGGCACCAAGCGCAGGCGGGATGACTGGCGGCTTGGTGTAGCCAAGCGGGCCGGATGCCATCTCATTCCCGTCTGGGCCGGTGATCTTGTTGACCAGGATGTACGGGTAATTCTTGAGGTTGTCCTCTGCCCACATCATCTGATGACCGGCAACCTGATCAGGCGTGAAGATCGGCTTCTCGACACTGGACAGCGCGCTGATCTCGCCAAGCTTGGACAGTTGCATGTTCTTCAGGCGCTGCGCGTCCTTCGCCAAGCGCACATGACCCATGCAGCGCTCCACGTTATCGATGAACCAGCGCTTGCCGTAGACCGGGATGATCGGGATGCAAGACCCGGCGATGTAGCCGGAGTCCTCCAGAATCTTTGAGCCTGACATAATGTACTTGCGGACCTTGCGCACTTTGATCGGCTTCTGCCTGACTTCGACGGAGCCAATGGCCGCCAGTGTTTCTTCAAGGTTCGGGTCGTTCTCGAAGTCTGCCTGGCGGTAGCGTTCCTCGCTGCCGTCCAGCGCCTGAAAGATCCTCACCGTCTCGCGCTTTTCCTCGACCCGGTAATACTCCGCGACGTAGACAACGTCAGGCGTCAGCCAGTCGAACTCGTGCTGGTGAATCTCTTTGGGCCAGCTTGACGGGTCGTCGTTCCACTCTGCGATGTACGCTTTGCGGCTCACTGACGTGATGACGAAACAGTGGTTAGCGTCTGCTTTGTCCTGGCGCTTGGCGTTCAGGTCAAAAAACACGGACGAATCGGCATCGTAGATCGGCTCAAACCGGATGCGCTGCCGCTCGTCCTCGTCGTCTTCCTCGTCTTCGTACTCAGTGCGCAGCCGGAAGGCGCCATAACCACCGCCCACGGCTTCTTCGAAGGCGTTGTCATAGGCTTCATCGGCTGTGCTGTCCTGCTCATCTGCGCGAAACAGGGAATCGCAAGTGTCCGCCAACTCGTCGTACTCGTCGCCTTCCTTGCTGACGAAATCAACGGTGATGCGGTTGTTCCGGTATTCGTTGATGATGCGAATGACGGCAAGGTGAATTTTGTTCACCTCAAACTTGGGACGGTTCTCGAACTGCTCTCCCAGCGGGCCTTCCCACTGCGCGCCGCAGATCGAATAAAATCTGCGGTCTTGGAGACATTGCAGACGCTCGTCGCGCAGGGCAGACTGGATATCATCGAACTGCGCCATCGCTTCGGCATGAATGTTCGCGTGTCGCTGTTCTTTGCTCAGCCTTGCCATTTCACCACCTGTTTGCTGTCGCCATCGGCGCGAATCCTTGCGGCTGTTTCGTCTTGGCCGCTCGTCTCAGACCTTCCAGCGCATAACGCAGCGCGTCGATGACGTGGTTTTTCTTGTCCTCCAGAACAGGAAGCACTGCACCCGTCGTCGTGTCGGTCTTGTACGAGTATAAGCTTAACTCATCAATCGTGTGCGTGCATCGTGGATGTACCACAATATCATACGATTTCAGCCACTCAATACCTTCTTCGACCGACTTTTGCCCCTTCACCGCCGCCAGCATCTTCGGGAAACCGTGTCGGCGCATGTGACTGATGGTTTCAGGCCGGGAACTGTCCGCCACGATAGGCCACTTCTCAGCGCCCTGGATGCTCATGAACAGTTCGGGCGTGTCGATGATATCGCACCCGATTTGCCATGCTTCATGATCAATGTAGAGCGTTCTGCCGTCAATGTAGCAGCGCACCAGGACAGTCGGATCTGAAGCAAAGCCCCAGTCAGCCCCAAACCTGAACATCGCATTGCTTGGCGTGTCGAAGTCTTCCACGCGCCAGTTGCGGAACACTCGGGCCTCGGAGTTGCGCAGATACTCTCCGCGCCAGATGTGCTGAAACTTGTCTGGGTCGCGCTTGCGGTCGTACTCCATCTCATCGCGGAGCACGTCAGGGAACCAGGGATTGTCCTCGAAGTTGACGCGCTGAATGATTGCGTCAGGCGGCGGGTTGTCACTGCGGAGCAAGGCGTCCACCGGGTCGGTGGCGTTGCGCGGGTTCCAGGTGAACCAGAGTTCGCTGCCGGGTTTGCGGATCGTTGGGCGCAACATATCTAGCGACTTCTGACTGAGACTCTGCGCTTCTTCCACCCAGGCGCAGTCAAAGCCCTCCAAGCTCTTGATACTGTCCGCGGTGTGGTTCTGCATCCCCTCGAAGATGATCAGGCCGGAGCCGTGTTTGTTCTTGATCATCTTGTCCTGCACCTCGAAGCAAGACCCGACACCAAGCGCCTCGATCTTCATTTCGAGCAGGCGCTTGACCGATTGCTTCAGGGACTTCTGATACTCACGCACGCAGACCGTGGAGCGTGACGGGTCAAGGATGTGCGCCTCGATGACCATCTGGGCAAACTCGTGGCTCTTTCCCGTCCCTCGTCCGCCCCAGGCGCCTTTGTAGCGCGCAGGCTTCAGGAACGGCAGCGCCCAACGTGGCGTCGGGATCTGTAGACTGCCTTCAGTCTTCGTCTTCGGTCTTGGCATCGATGACCACGCGCTCTATGCGCTGGAACGTGATTGGCAAACCGTCTGCGCCAGTGTGCTCAAGTCGGTCCGTCTCGCGCCAACCCATTCGGGTTTTAGCCCAAAACATCGCGGCCCTTGAGCATTCGCCATGCGTCGCGCCGTCTCGCAGCGCGTTCCCGCTCGCCATGTGGTACAGGAACTGCCCGACCTGAGCGTTCGCATTTATAGCCGAAAACTTAAGCTCGTCAGGATAATGCTTGCGCAGCGTTGGGTGACTGCACCCAACAAACTTAGCGATGTGCTCTTGATCCGTCCCGAATGCCGCAAGCGCCCTGACCTGGGCTCGCGTTTCTTCGGTCGGCTTGTGTGTCCGATTTACCATAACCCTAATCTCCGGTTGTGCGTCCGGGTTCGCGTTGACGTTCAATCGTGGAGTATCCACCAGGTGAAGTAGTCACCGTCCACGCAATCACACCACAACGGCAACCGAGAGTCAAACACCACGGCGAAATGCGCAAAAGTGCGCAATGTGCGCAGAAAGCGCAAAGTGCTCAAAATTTCTTGTATTACTCATATACGAAATTACGATATTCATACGACCCTTTTCCCCCTATTTTTCTCTCTCCCCTATTCCCTGCTATTTCATTATATTTTGAGCACTTTAAGCACTTTTAGTTAGTTATAGAAATAAAATCAATAACTTAGGAAGGTGCGCAAAGAGGTGCGCAAAACAAAAAGGGGCGCAAAGATTGCGCCCCTAGCCTTGGTGCTCAAAACGGCGCTATCTCGTCGGTTTCATCGTGGAATTGTCGGACAATCTGGCGCGCTTGCCCGTCGGTGACGTTTGGCGTCCTGTAGATGTAGTGATTGACCTTGGTCTTTGCGATTCTGATGCGCCGTCCCTCGATCAATTCATAGCCCAACCGCTCCATGATTTTGCTCAAGGCGCGCTTCTGTGGCAGCGGGTCGTTCTCCATGTCGCACAAATTCCGCAACCAGGTAACGTCCACCAGGTCTCTGTTGATGATCGCGCAGTCGTGTTTATCAATGGCGTCCTCAACCTCATTCTGCTCTGGCGAGACGTTCATCTCGCGCATGATCGCCTTCGCTTTCGTCTCTGGCGCTCGCCCCTGTGGCCTGAAGTCGGGAGACACTTTCCGGTCCATGAAGTACCGCCGCAGCGCGTCGGGTCGCTTCTGGCTCAAAGCAAACAGCCGATCAAAGTAGCGCGACGCTTCCTCGCGTCCACCTGTAGCGGCGAATAGCTGCTCCTGGGTCTGAATGTCCGAAAAGATGACTGCATAACGCCGATCGCCTTCGACCAGCGGAATCGCGTCTTTGTGATTGCTGAGAAAGATGAAGCTTGAGAAGTTGGCGACCACCCGATGATCGCGGCCCTTTTCCTCAATCTGGATGGTGTCGTTGGTGATGAAGGGTTTCAGCCGGTCGATGACTTCCCATTTGTTCTGACCGCTGATTCTGATTTCTTCGACCGCTACCACCAGCGAACCGTGAGCCCATGACGTGAAGCGTCCGCTGATCGCTGAGGCTTCCACGGTCTTCACGGCATCGCGCATTACATACTGAAGCGTGTTCACCACATACGACTTTCCGATCCCTTCCGCGCCTTGGATGAACAACGCCCAATTGATCCGCTTGCCGGGATTGTTGATGACGTAGGTCATCCAGTCCAGCACGATTCCGCGCTCCCCTGCGTCCGAGAACAGCATCGCCATTTGCCCTTCAAACAGCGCCACCAGTTCAAGCGCCTCATCGTCCCACACGTCCAGCGGCTCGACGCGCCTGTCGATGTACGAGTTAACCATCAACTTGTCCTCGTACTCGAACAGGTCCGCGGCGCCTGGAAAGTAGAAGTCGTCAACGACCGTCTGCAAGCGCATATCCACCAACGCATAGTCCGCTGCACGCTTCTCGGACATAATGACCTCGGGCATCCGGTCGAACTTGGCGTTAAACGCCTCGCGCTTGATTCCATAGCGTTTGTCTATGCTGTAGAATAGCGTCGGTCTCTCGATGTATACCCAATCCTCGAGCCATGCCGGGCGCTGAACTTCCCCGTCAGCGTCCGGCTCCCCAACCACCTCGCGTTTAACCTTCCCTGGTGCAAACGCCCGCTTGATCTGCCCTAGCGCGACGCCCGCACCCTTCGCCCAAATGTCCCAGACCTCTTTTGCAATCATCTCGCGCAAGTCTGGCGGCAACTGACGCACGCCCAAACGCCCCACGCGCTCTTTTAAGCGTTGATACGCCTCCACCCCATCAACGTTCCGCGCATCCTGCAAAACGTCCTCAAAGAGCGTCTGATCGCCTACCGCCGCAACTTCACGCAACCGCCCACCCGCTGCCGCTATCACGTAGTCAAAGCGCACCGGCTTGGTCATGGACCGCTGCCCGAAGGAATGCCACTTCCGCTTGATCTCGTCACCATCGAACTCGACCCTGACGCCTTGCGCGTTGCACAGCTCTCGCTCGTCACACTGTCGAGACCATGCCGCCCACATATTGGCGCCACGCACCGCCCCGCCGACCTGGTGGTGGATAGCCATCCCGACTTTGACCCACTTGTCGTAAGTCGTCAGATAGTCGTCACCGAGTCGGTTCAAATATTCCTCGATCTCGGCATCCCCGATCCCGTCCAACGGCTGCGAAGCGATAGCGACCTCAAGCCCTGACAGTCCATCATCGGCGAAAGGATCATCCTCAACGACCGCCACGCCAGACTTGCCGTTGATCGCCTCCACCGCCTCCATCGGCAACACGGGGAAGTCTTCCTCCCACAAGGCATCCGGCAGACCGAGCACCGTCAAGTCTTCGTAGCCGTCCCCTGAACATATCCAGCCCTTGCCCGTCGCCCTGGTGTCAAAGCCTGACACGCCCAAAAGCGAGTCGCCTTGCCTGACCACCGCACCCTCTGGCAGTAGAAAGCAATAATGCTCACCGCCCGAAACTGTCCGCTGAATCCTGGCGCCGTCCCAATCAAGTGACACGCCCAAGGCCGCGTCGATCTGATCTGTCGTCGTGCCTTTGTATGCGTCAACGTCCACCACCACGCGACCAGGCGGAATACCGAGGCCAAGGTTCTCCGCTCTGTCCATCTCTGCGGCTGTGGCTTCATAGCCTTGCCATGATCCGCGCACAGCTGGTCTTTTGTTCCACTTCTTCTTTGTCTTGTCCCAGACCTTAACCACCGGGAAAATTTCACGCTTGCCTGTCATCTTCTGTCCCGTGTCCATTGTCGCTAATCTCCACTGCTTTGAAGTGTCCCGCCGTCAGGCGCTCTATCTGAATCGCTCTTGCTGGCGGAATCTTGCCACGCTCCAGCCAATTAAAGACGGCTTGAGACGAGACGCCGACCGCCCTGGCCGTCTCGCTCTGACCGCCAAACCATGCCACCACATCGCTGATCATTTGACCCTCCAAAAATACTTGATTGCCCCGCAAGGGTAGTCTAACCTTAGCACTGTTTCAACGATTTGTTGAGACTCAACTAGAACTGAAACCACAAGGAAACGCCAAAATGCTAGAAGATAAACTGGAACGCATCGCCACCGCCCTTGAGCGTCTGCTGCCCTTCGTGGAGCAATACGCCACGCCGAAAAACGTCCAGGCGCCTGAGCCAGTTCCCGAGGCGCCAGTCCCCGAAGCGCCACCCGCCAACGTCACCAAACTGAAGGCCAAGACCCCGACGCACGCGGAACTCAAGGCGCTGTGCATGCGACTCGTGAAGGAAGGCAAAGCCGGAAAGGATTCGATCAAGGGAACCCTTGGGCTGTTCGGTGTGGCGACCATCGCAGACCTCAAGGAAGACGACCTGATCGCCGCTAAGCAAGCCCTGGAGGCGCTGTCATGACCGACCACGCCAAATTGAGCGCCAGTGGCGCACACCGCTGGATCGCTTGCCCTGGCAGCGTGAAGGCCGAGGAAGGCATCCCCGAGACGACCTCATCCTTTGCCGAGGAAGGGACGCTAGCCCACTCTGTGGCCGAGGCCCTGCTGACCGGCAAGACTGCGCCTGAAGTCGATTTCCTGGAGCCAATCCAAGCCTACGTTGACTATGTTCGCTTGGTGTCTCACGGCAACGAGTTGTTTGTCGAGACCCGCGTGGACTTCTCACCCTGGGCGCCTGATGGCTTCGGCACTGCTGACGCCATCACCATCGACCCCACAATGGGCATCATCCACATCATTGACCTCAAGTTTGGTAAGGGATTGCGCGTGGATGCTGAGCACAATCCCCAGGGGATGTTGTACGCCTTGGGCGTGCTCAATGACTTTGAGTGGGCGCTGGATGGCATCAGCAAGGTCATGCTGCATATCCACCAGCCACGCCTTGATCACGTCAGTGTGTGGGAAATAAGCGTGGACGATCTGCGCGCCTGGGGCGAGTACGTGAAAGAACGCGCAGCCCTGGCGCTATCGGACGACGCGCCGCGCGTGCCAGGTGAGAAGCAATGCCAATGGTGCAAAGCCAAGGCGACCTGCCCGGCCCTGGCTAAGCTGGTGCAAGACACCATCATCGAAGACTTTGACGGCCTGGAGAATCCCATCGCCATGACTGACGAACAGATCCGCACCGCCCTCGAGAACAAGCGCCTGATCCTCTCTTGGTTCGACGCTATCGAAACGCACGTCACCAAGCGCCTGAACGACGGCACTGGCTTTGCCGGGTTTAAGCTGGTGGAAGGTCGAAGCCTTCGCCAGTGGCGTGACATTGACGAGGCCGGAGACAAGCTTGTTTCGCTGCTTGGCGAGGACAAAGCCTACGAGCGCAGCGTTCTCTCGCCTGCCAAGGCCGAGAAGGCGCTAGGTAAAAAGAACTTTGCCAAGGTCTCCGACCTGATCACGATCCCACCAGGCAAGCCAACGCTGGTGCCTGAATCAGACAAGCGCCCCGCCATCGGAATTTCCGTTGCAGACTTCGACTGATCGCCTATACTGAAAGCGCCGACCAACGGCTCAACCAAAACCAAAAGGAAAAAACCATGAAAGTCAAAGTAGCAAACGTCCGTCTGTCCTTCCCTTCCCTGTTCCATCATGCCACGTTCGGTGGCGAGTCCACCGGCAAGTTTGAGGCGACCTTCATTCTGGACAAGAAGGACCACGCCCAAGTCATCGAACAGATCAAAACCGAAATCACGCGCATGATGCGCGATGAACTGAAGACCAAAGTTCCCGCTGACAAGATCTGCCTGAAGGATGGCGACGAGTCGGACAAGGACGGCTATCAGGGCTGTTACACCATCAAAGCATCGACAAAGAAGCGGCCCTTGGTCATCGACCGCGACAAGTCGCCCTTGACCGAGGAAGACAACCGCATCTATGCAGGCTGTTACGTCAACGCCATTTTCAGCCTGTGGGCTCAAAATAACCAGTACGGCAAGCGCATCAACGCACAACTCGACGGTGTGCAGTTCGCCAAAGACGGCGAGCCGTTTGCAGATGGTGGCGTGTCCGTCTCTGAGTTTGACGCCTTCGGATCCGATATGGAGGCTGACGAGTTCGCGTTCTGATCCTGCTTTACCTGGCGCCCTCACCCGGCGCCAGTCTCCCAAACCACAAAGAGGCTACTCCTCATGGTCATCATCGATATCGAAGTCTACCGCGACTATTTTCTGGTCGCTGCCCAACACCACCAAACCAAAAAGCGCAAGTTCTGGTCATGCCACGGTAAAGCCGGACGGCTTGATGCTGAGCAAGTCAAAAGCCTGCGGAAGGTCCTCACAGGCTCTACAAGCGTGACGTTTAACGGCAACCACTACGATATGCCTTTGATTGCCTACGCGCTCTCTGGCGCGTCCTGTGGCGATTTAAAGCAAGCGTCGGATACCATCATCAAGAGTAAGTTACCAGGCTGGCGCGTGCTGAAAGAACTGAAGATCACGGTCCCGCAAGCCTGGCAACATATCGACCTGATCGAACTCCCAATAGGCAATGCCAGCCTCAAAATTTACGGCGGACGCCTGCACGCGCCACGCCTGCAAAGTCTCCCGATCGACCCTGACGCCAGCATCACGCCGGACCAGCGCAAGCAACTGGTGGAATACTGCGTCAACGACCTGGAGACCACCGGTCTGCTGCTTGACGCGCTCATGCCGCAGATCGAACTCCGCAAAGCCATGAGCGACCAGTACGGGCAAGACTTCCGGAGTCGATCCGACGCCCAGATCGCCGAGCATCTGATCATAAGCGAGTTGTCCACCCTGACCGGTCAAGAGTACAGCAAGCCGACTATCCCTGACGGCCATGCCTTCCACTACAAAGACCCCGGCTTTGTGTCGTTCGAGACCAAAGCCCTCAGCATGATCTACCGTCAGATTCTCGCGCACCCGTTCAGCGTTGGCTCGACTGGCTCTGTGGTGATGCCTGCCTGGCTGCGAGAGACCAAGATCCAGATAGGCGAGAGCGTCTATCAGATGGGCATCGGCGGTCTTCACTCTTGCGAGAAGTGCCAGACGATTTACCGCACGCCAGGTATGATCCTCGCGGATTACGACGTGGCGAGTTATTACCCGTCCATCATCATGCAGCAACGCCTGGCGCCTGACGCCCTTGGCGCCCCGTTCCTCGACCTTTATCAGAGCATCATCACCCGCCGTCTGGCTGCCAAGCGTAGCGGCGACAAGGTGACTGCTGACACGCTGAAGATTGTCCTTAATGGCTCGTTCGGAAAGTTTGGCTCCAAGTATTCCAAGCTTTACGCGCCAGAGTTGCTGATTCAGACCACGATCACCGGACAACTTGCGCTACTGATGCTGATCGAAGCGCTAGAGGGTCGCGGCGTCCGTGTCGTGTCTGCGAACACCGACGGCATCGTCATCTATCACCCTGACCACCTGGCGCCAGTAGTTGAAGAACTGATGTTTGACTGGGAACTGGAGACGACTTACGAGTTGGAGCGAACGGATTATCGCGTGTTGGCATCGCGTGACGTGAACAACTATTGCGCCGTCAAGACTGACGGCACGATCAAGGGTAAGGGAGTCTTCGCCCCGCCAAGTCTGGCAAAAAATCCTGACGGCCTGATTGTCTACCAGGCGGTCGCACGATGGTTTGCAGACAAGACGCCCATTGCTGACACGATCACCGGATGCCGCGATATCCGCCAGTTCGTGACGGTCCGCCGGGTTGACGGTGGCGCTGTCTGGTGTGGCGAGGACCTGGGTAAAGCGGTGCGCTTCTACAAGTCGTCGGCAATCGACGAACAGACCTGCATTCGCTACGCGCGCAACCAAAACAAAGTCCCGAACTCGGACGGCTGTCGTCCGCTCATGGACTTGCCCGACGCATTCCCCGAGGACGTGGATCATGGCTGGTACATCGCTAAAGCCGAGCAACTGCGAAACGAAATGGTTAACCGAGGACTACATGCTTGAGAAGACGATAGAACAGGCGCTGGTGAAGCGCGTGAGGGAACTAGGCGGGATGTGCGAGAAGTTCAACAGCGGGATGCGCTCGGTGCCTGATCGCATTGTGACGCTACCAGGTGGTCGCGTGGTGTTTGTTGAGTGTAAGGCGCCAGGGAAGGCGCCCACACCCTCGCAAGCGAAGGACCACGAACGCCGCCGCGCCTTGGGCTGTGACGTGCGCGTCATCGACTCTCTGGAGGCTGCGCGTGCCTTCTCGGTCTGATCTTCACCCATACCAAGAGCGGGCTGTGTCCTGGATCGTGGACAAGGAACGCTGCGGCCTGGCACTTGAGATGGGCTTAGGAAAAACGGTCTCCACGCTGACCGCTGTCGCTGATCTGCTGGAGTCCTGCGCAGTACGTCGCGTGCTCATCGTCGCGCCTTTGCGCGTGGCGCTGTCTGTCTGGCGCCAGGAAGCAAGCAAGTGGTCGCATCTGCGGCATCTGAAGATCAACTTGTGTCTCGGCTCGATCCGCCAACGCCAGGCTGTTCTCTTTGATCCCGCCGACGTGGTGGTCATCAACCGCGAAAATGTCCCTTGGCTCACGGAGCACTACAAACAGCGGTGGCCGTTCGATTGCGTGGTCATCGATGAGTCGTCGTCGTTCAAGTCACCAAGCGCTGAACGATTCAAAGCCTTACGCCGGGTCATGCCGCTGGTCCGTTACATGGTCCTGCTCAGCGGCACACCAAGCCCGAACAGTCTGCTGGATCTCTGGTCGCAACAATACTTGATCGACAAGGGAGACGCCCTGGGGAAGACCTACACCGGGTTCAAACAGCGGTTTTTCGAGCAATCTTTCAACGGCTTCTCGTGGAAGTTGCGCGACGGGTCCGAGAAGATCATTCACGCGCTGCTCGCTGACACTTGGCTGAGCATGAGCGCGTCTGATTATCTGTCGCTGCCTGAGCGTATCGACCTTGTGGAGCGCGTCCAACTGCCCGCCAAGGTCAAAGACCGTTACACCGAATTTGAGGCCCAACTGTTAGTCACGCTGGAGGACGGCGAGGAACTGGAAGCGTCAACGGCTGCGGTGTTGGCTGGTAAGCTGTTGCAATGGTGCAACGGCGCCACGTATCTCAACGGCTCGGTTGCATGGTCTGAAGTGCATAGCGCCAAGCTAGAGGCCCTGGCCGATATTGTCGAAGCGAACGACGAGCCGGTCCTTGTGGCGTACAACTTCCGGCATGACTTGGAACGGCTGCGTAAGCGATTCCCCGACGCCGTTGTGCTCGACAAAGACCCTGAGACGCTGCGGCGCTGGAACGATGGTGAGATTGGAATGCTGCTGGCCCATCCCGCGTCGGCTGGACACGGCCTGAACTTGCAAGGCGGTGGGGCGCTGGCTGTGTGGTTTGGCTTGGTGTGGTCGCTTGAGCATTACCAACAATTCAACGCCAGACTGCACCGCCAGGGTCAAACGAAGCCGGTCCGCATCGTCCACCTCATCGCTGAAGGCTGTCTTGATGAGCGTGTCATGGCTGTGCTGCAAAGCAAGGACGCGACGCAAGCCGCGCTACTGGACGCGCTACGCGCAAAAAAATAGGCGCCTGGGGGAAAGTCAGACGCCTACCAAACCAACATCACTTGAGGAAAGACGCAGACATGATAGCACCCAAACGCCACTACCGCCACATGGACTACACCAAGGCTGAGAAGATCCGAGAGCTGTACTTCACTCGCCAGATGAAACAGGCTGAGCTTGCTGAGGTGTTCGGGCTGCGCCAGTGATCGGTCAGTCGGATTCTGTCGAACCAGGTGTGGCAAACTCCGCCAGCACCTTGAACTCTACCACCTGCACCCGGTCACTCATCTGCTCAACGAAGATATCGCGCTTATCCCGAATCATGTACGTGATAGCTGCCGGACTCATGCGCATGCGCTTGGCCGTCACGTTGCGGCCGTGAAGTTGAACATAGTCTGAGAGCGTCATCATGGGTTTTTCCTCAAGTGGTGAAAAAAACTTACTATATGGGCTTGACCGTTAGCAGTCATTACTAGTAATCTGTACTCACTGGTTGGGGATAAACCTCAACGACACAAAGGGGAAAGACGATGACTGCACAAGACCTGATCGACACTCTGTTAGCCCTGACCGAAGGCGACGTAGACGCGGCAATCGCCGCACTGGAAGACGGCGAAGCTTTGCTGGCACTTGGCGTCACCGACCAAGAAGTCGTAGAAGAAGCCTACGACATCCTGACCGTGAGGATCTGACCATGAACATTCACCAAGTACAAGTAGGGGATCGCATCAGAAGTTTCGACTTCGAGGGCGAATACGACTGCTATCTTGAAGGGACCGTAGAAAGTATCGACGAGTTCTATCTTTACTTTACCGCCGACGTTCAGATGTTCGGCGGTGAAATAAACAATGTGCAGAAGCCAGCCCGGACCGCCCGCGAGGTGATCCGTGATTGGTCCGACCGCATCCAGGTAATCTGATAACACCCGCGCCAAGGATGGCGCACTGACTGAGGAAAAGACGATGAACCATTACACAAAATCCAGCACCAACCACCGATGGGGCATTAGCCTCGTCGGTGACCTGACCGAGGTCGAATTGATGCGCCCGGTGCAGGGCACGATACGCCACCTTGGCCTAGTGGCCGGGTTTGATACTTGGGAGGTCACGCCAGGCCAGACCGGAGAATGGTTCTGGCTCACAAGTGACGTGGAAGTCGTGGGCGGCGCTGTTGTGCTGTCCCAGATGAGTCTCCAATCCAACGGCGAAGCTAACCTGCTCCGGTTGACTGCCGAGGCGGTCGTTAAGACGTACGGGTATAAGAGGCGCTCTGCCCGTTATTCTGCCTTGATCAATGGGGAAGGCAGAGACATCCCCGACGCCGTGTTAGCGGCGATGGGGTTGGTGCAGGGAGAGAACGTTCGCCCAACTGAAGAACTGCCAAAGCCAGAGCCTTTGCAGGGCGCGATGGCGTCTGCATTTGCCAAGCTGAGAGGTTGACACCATGCGCAAACGAGGCGCCACAAGAATCCTGACAAAGGAAGAACGCATCAGAAACCGCTGGCTGGTCGTCTTAGGCGCCATCGCCATCGGGCTGTTCCTAGCCGCTGGCGGTGACGATCCGCAAATGGAAGTAGACATATACTGCTCGATGGTCGAGCTTTACAAATCGAGCAAAGGCGAGGCCGGATGGCCCGCCTATAAAGGGGAGGCGATATGCGCCCCCTCGAAGTGATCTGGCTGATCGCGCTTTACCTGGCGGCATGTTATTTATTCGTGGAGGGGTTCAAATGATTCTTGTGTCAGTGAGTGGAGGCAAAGACAGTACGGCAAGCCTGCTGTTGGCGTTGGAGCAATCAGAGTCCCCTGTGTCTGCGATGTTCTGCGACACAGGAAACGAGCATGAAGCCACGTATGAGTACGTGGACTACCTCGAACAAAAGACCGGCGTGAAGATCGCCAAACTCAAGGCTGACTTCACCGACTGGTGGTGGAAGCGCCGAGACTATGTCAGAGACAAGTGGCCAGAGAAGGGAGTGGACCAAGCGAACGTTGAACGTGTGCTGGCAGTGTTCGACAAGGGACCGACGGGGAATCCATTCCTTGACCTCTGTATCATCAAGGGAAGGTTCCCAAGCAGAATGGCGCAGTTCTGCACCCAGTACCTCAAGCGCGAAGTTGCAGACAAGCACTTGATGGAAGTAATGAAAGGGAAGAAGTTCCTCGAGTCCTGGCGCGGTGTGCGCGCGGAAGAGAGCGCCAGTCGCGCCAAACTTCCGCAGCGCGACGTGGAGTTCGGCCAGTGGGAACCAGAAAAAGAGGGCTTCCTGATCTTCCGTCCAATCTTGCATTGGAATGTTGAGCAGGTCTTCGCCCAGCACCGCAAACACGGCGTGGAGCCGAATCCTTTGTACAAGCAAGGGATGGGTCGCGTGGGCTGCATGCCCTGTATCAACACGAACAAGCGCGAACTGTTCGAGGTGGCGTCACGATTCCCCGAGCACATTGATCGGATCGCGGAATGGGAACGTGTCGTGACACAAGCTACCAAGAGCGTTAGCTCGACGTTCTTTGCGTACCCATCCAAAGACCCTAACACAGACTTTTACGCGCTCGGCAACATTTACAAGAAGGTGGAGTGGAGCAAAACCGGCAGAGGCGGCCACCAGTGGGATATGTTCAAGCTGATGGAGCAGGACGTCAGCGCCTGCTCATCAACTTATGGGCTGTGCGAATGAGCACGTCAAGGTGTTGGTCTTGCGGGTCCGAGGACTTGGCGCTGATGCGCACCCTTGACCTGAAGTATTGCTGCTGCGGCCAGTGGATGCCGTGGAAGCTTGAACCAGGACAAGCGCCTGTTGGGTACACCAAGCCGGTTGTGGAGTCTGAAAACGAAAAGGGACTCCAAAAGTTGGAGGATCATGAATGAGGATCGTTCCGATCACGTTGGCTTGCGCGAAGGCGTTCATCAAAGAACACCACCGCCACAACAAGCCGCCAACAGGGCACAAGTTCAGCATCGGCCTTGAGAACGAGTCTGGTGTTCTGATTGGCGTTGCCACAGCTGGACGACCAATAGCGCGGCATCTTGACGACGGTCTGACCTTAGAGGTCAATCGCACCTGCACGCTCGGAGACAAGAATGCCAACTCGATGCTTTATGGCGCGATATGGCGAGCGGCGAAAGCAATGGGCTACGTGCGCTGCATTACATACACGCAACACGATGAATCTGGAGCCTCATTGCGAGCAGTTGGGTGGACAAAGGCGAAGGAACTTCCTTCAAACAAAGGATGGGACACTCCTTCACGCCCCAGGGCTGATATCGGATCAGCTGGGATATCAAGAGTACGTTGGGAAATAAACACGAAGGGGAAAGACAATGAGCAAGCCTAGAGAGTGGGTCGGGACCGGCGAGGCCGCCAAAATTTTGATGATGAATAAAAACGTGCTCCGCGCTACGTACTACGGAACTGGCGCCGTGTGCGGGATCGTGCCCGAAAAGGACACGGACGGATTCCATTTGAAGTGGCCGCGGCTGGAGTTGGTAAAGGTCTCTATCCGCCGCCAGGCTGATTGTGCCGTTATGCTGCGTGCACTGGAAGGCGTAGCCGAGTGGCTTGGCGAGCAGCGCATCCATACAGATGATGGGCGCATAGAGTTGATGTATCACGTCCTGCAAGAGTTGGAGGGGAAATACTGATGGACAGCGTAAACGGACCAGCACACTACACCAGCGGCAGCATCGAGTGCATCGTCGCCATTCAGGCGGCACTCGGTGCGGAGTTTAAGGGGTTTCTCCGGGGTAACGTCATCAAGTATCTGTGGCGCTACCAAGACAAAGGTGGCGTGGAAGACTTGCGCAAAGCCCGGTGGTACTTGGAGAGACTTATCAAAGAGGAAACCGAAGCATGAACGACCTGATACAGAACACGATCGAATGGGCACGACTGAAAGGGATCCTGGACAACGGCACCAGGGAAGGACAAGCCTGGAAAACGATTGAGGAAGCAAACGAGCTGCTGAAGGCGGTCCAGGAAGAAAACGACGCCGAAATCATCGACGCCATTGGCGACGTGATGGTGACGCTCATCATTCAGGCGCACATGAACGGGCTGCGCGTCGAAGACTGCCTGAGGACGGCTTACAACGTCATAGCCAAGCGTAGCGGACGGATGGAGGGAGGCGTTTTCGTCAAAGATTAAAAACCCGCAACGATTTGAGCATACCCCGTCGGGCATAGGCTTGGCGGGTATGTTATTTCCTGCTCTTGATAGCGTCCGTCCAAGCTGGCGTTATCTTTTCAACTGTCCTAAGCCCAACGTAACCACCAAGCCCGATCTCCACAATATCCCACAACGCCAGGTATTCTGCCTCGCTAAGTTCTGGCGCTGCAAACCCGAACCACCTGGCGACAATCAAGGCTGTGAATGTCAGCATGGTGAGCGGCCGCCAGTTGGCTGCCAGCCAGTGCGATGACGCTGCCTCGGTCTTGATGATCTGCCCGGCTGCCTGCTCGATCTCGTGCTGGTGCTCCATAAGCTGCGAGAGTGCCGCAGCCTGCGCTTTCTCTCGCGCATCTTTGTCAGGGATCGCTTTGTCGAGGACCTTGCCGAGTATTGGCGCCAGTACGGGTATCAGTGCCTGGATCATTTGATGTCGTCCTTCCAGATGACCACCAGGCCAGTGTAGAGAACGACCAGCGACACCAGCACCAGCAAGACCGGAACTCCCGCCAGAAAGCCGATGCTGAGCGCCAGGCGTTGGGCAAACATCAGACCAACTTCCCAACGAGCATGCTGGCCACGATGCCAACAAGGCCGGTCACGCCAGCGATGACCCAGGTCTTCACAAGGCGCGTGGTCGGCACTTCTGCTTCTGTCTTGCGTAGCCTGACTTCGTGATCCTCGATGCGATTAAACGCCCTAGTCAGACTGTCTCGCGTCTCCTGGTGGCGTTCCTCCAGCCTGGCAAGCGTATCGAGCGACTTGGCGATGCTGCCCACTGCGTCCTTGATCTCACGCACTGAGCCTTCCAAAGCATCCAGTCGGTATTCTGTCACGTCGCCCATTACTTACTCCCGTAAAGCCAGACGACACCCGCCGCCAAGTGTGGGCTGTTGTCGAGGTGGATAAAGGTCTTTGCAATCCCGATTCGCGGCACTTTGAGACGAAAGGCAGCATTCAGGATGAGGTGGCGCGTGTGGCTGTCTATCGCTTTGATATCCACCGCATGCCCGGTAACGTGCGCCGACCTATCCGCACCGCCCACGGCGTTGTTATGCGCCACACAGCGGATGCTTGACGTGATCACAAACGGAACGCCAGCCAATGCCCGACAGGCGTCAATCAGCGTCAGCGTGTCCTCGCTCATGGACTCCACGCCAAGGCCGCACCCGCAACCGCAGCGAAACTCAGTCGGGAGAAAGTGTTGCACGATAAGCCTCAATCACTTCTGGTGTGTGCGTGGCTGCGCAGATGGCGAGGACGCGAGCGTCTTCGTTGCTGTAGTCGTCGCCCGGTGCGATGACGTGACGGTGGAAAGACTGGCTGATGATCGTGCCGTCCTCCACGATGCGCGTGGCTGTGCGTACTTGGACGTGACCGGACTCGGTCACTTCGATCTTGTCAACAATTTCGCGTTTTGCAAGTGCCATGGTCAACCTCTTAATAAATTAGCAATCTGTCGAATCAGAAAATTCTGGCAAGCCCTTAGCATGCTCATAAGCCTGTTTGATAAAATTTTTGTCACCCATAGATGGAACAAAAGAATACTCGTTTCCGTGGATAAATGCGCTTCCCACTTTTCCTTCAATTCTGTATTTAATGAGAGTTTTGTCACCTTGAATGTAACAAACTCTCCAATAGACGTCTTTTGCAACAAGCGTTCCGTCAAAACCATCTTGAATTTTTGTAAAATCTTTTTTAAGTGCCATGATTGTTTCCCTTAAAATGCGGTTTCAACTCTAAACGTATTTGCATTTGCATCAATTGACCAATATTCAGCGACAATCGAAACTTTTTGTGTTGCTGGAAAACCAGCTCCGGCAAAAAGCTGAACTGTCTTTGTTGGAAATGTCGGATTATTTGCTGCAAACAACCCTCCATAGTTGTATCCAGCGTTTACTTCTTTCCATTGATTGGCAGTAAGCTGTGAAGTAATGTTGGAAACATCACCGTTACTGTTTGCAACATAGACTGCAAGATCGGTGATGCTTTCAGCATAAACCCACAACCTGCGGAGCACACCATTAGCGATTGAAACATATTTTGTCCCACTGGTTGTAAGTGTGCCTTCTGCGCGGTTCTGCACAGTACCAAGCGGCCCCATGAAGCTGACACCTTTTGGCACGTCAGCGAAACTTTCAACCTTTCGCATGTCAACGAAAGAAGGTTGAGCCAACATGCGAAGATTCTTGATCCTGTAATCGGACGGTGTCCCGCCGGTGCCAACCACATCAACCGCAGTCGCTGGAGAAAACAAGAACCCGTCAATCTCAACATCGTAAGACCCGCCAGACACCCACACCATCGCAGACGTCTGGGATGTGTTTGTGGAGTTCAGTTGCAAGTTTTTGATCTTGACGCCACGGCACCAACTTTCTAAGAACAGCATCTGTTCATTATCTGATCCGTATGCTGCAATGTTTTCCAGGCTGGTGTTCTCAAGCTGGTAGCCTGTAAACACGCGACCGTGGCTAGAAATGCCAGACCGAACAACTGTTGCGTCGACGTTTACAACATCAACGTTGTGCGACTTGAACACGGTCAGCAGAATCCTGCATTTCGTTGCTGTAATGTTTTCAAATCTGACGTTGTAAATATAATAAGCAAAGATGTTGGTGTCAGGCGTCGTTCCTGCCACATAGTCAATGTTCAGGTTCTTAAACGTAACGTTGGAAACCAAGTTTGTAATTTTTGCGTATTTGTGCGTTGTGCCATTTATGTTGTACGGAACATGCACATCAACAGTGAACGCAGCCGCAGATGCAGAAATAACATTACATACTCGGACAAAATGTTGTTCGTTTGGGTCGTATGGATCTGTTCCAAGAAACAAAACAATGCTGTCGCCAACGCTAAGAGTATTTGCCGCCGTAAACGTATATGTGCCTTGGTTGATCGTCTCAGTCCAAGTGACTTCAGCATCGGTCTGAGAAAAAACATTAAAGTGGTGATTGTTTGGACTTATAGAATTATCAAGAAGTAAGGTGCATCCAGAAAAATCAACATTCACAGAACGATTGAATATCAGTTTTGAATTTATTCTGAGTGTTTGACTACTTGGAAAGACCAATGTCCCACCGTCAGGTGTTGCGTCGTAGGCTGCTTGAATATTAGCTCGGTCGTCTGTAAGACCATCAGCCGCAACACCAAAGTCTTTAACATTTACCAACAAACCGTCGATCATTGAGTAAGTGACTTTTGTAAGAGCCATCTTGTCACCTCACCCTGCAAAGTAAAAAAATTGGATATAAAACGCTCTTGTGCCTGTCACAGACGCGCTTGTCGTAGTTGCCGCAATGTCTCGATATAAACGCATCGTTGCAGTCCCAAACTCAACACCACCCATTTTTGTTGGTTCTACGTTTGTAGATGCTTCATAACCCATCAGCGAATGCTGATACGCTGTGCTTAAATTTGCAGCGGCAAATGGCAACGATGAAATTAAAGCACCAATACCACCAACTGTAATATCAAAATCTAAATACAAACGACAATAAACAACATCACCAATTTTTGTATACTGACCAATTTGCGACGTGTACGTTAAAGTTGGGTTCGTGAATGCTGATATTTCCGGCGTCCACGTCCCTTCCTCGTAATCATCAAGCAGTTCGCTTGTGCCAGTCCCAGGCGTTGCGGAAAAATCAATACCCTTTCCGCTGGTGCCAATAACAAGATTGCCGGTCGAAAGCGTCAGATCATCAGCCAGCGTAACCGGAGTGATGATCTGATCTGCACTGACCAGTTTCGATGCTGTCTTCAACATGATCCGCGCTCCTTACAGCACAAACTCAATAGTGGACGTGACCGGAGGCGCTTCGGAGAACGTGATCGTTCCGGCCCCAACCGTGTAAGTGTTCTGGTTCTGATAGACGCCATTGATGTAAATGGCCGATGGTATAGACGACACAGCAAATATGGTCTGAGAGCCTGTTCCTGTCGCGTTAAGAACCACTACACCGCCAGAAAACGCATTGTCATTCAAAGACTGATACACCAGCGCGTTGTTCTTGTTCTTGACGACTATCGAATAGTTAACGCCAGAAAACAGCCGCGCAGGCGTACCCGCTCTTGAGATATAACCCGCCAAGGTTCTGATCGGCTGCGAGGCCGGAATGGTCAGCGCCGCATCCCAATAGACCGTTATCGGGTTCGTCACCGGGTCTTGGTTGGCGACCCCGATGTAGATGAACCCGTCTTCGACAGGCTGTCCTGCCGTGTCCGTAAAGATTGGAAACGGAGGCTTGACGCTGAGCGCTGTCATATCAGAGCCCCTGACCTGGTGTGATGTAGATGACTGCTGTGCCGCTGGCTGTGTCGCCGCTGAAGTACGACGCAGGCGGGAAACGAAGGATCTCCACCGCGCCAGGTACAAGCGGAATCGACTTTGCAGGCGTGCCAGAATCCGCATTGGCTTGTGCCTCCGCTGCTGTGGCACCAGTGCCAAGGAACACCGTCACTGTGCCAACATTGACGATACGAAATTGTCCGACGCTGGTCTCTGTGACCTTAACAGGCGCCTGAACCGCTGTCGGCGGTGTGGTGGCTGCTGTGAACGTCACGGTGTCGCCAAGGGGCGCGAATGGAATCTGTGAGCTGCTTGCCATGGTGTCACTCTCCGGTTGTTCTGTGTAAATGTAGCAGGTTTATTCGGTCGGCGTTTCAGCAAATGATGAACCTTCAAGCGCATCATTGATGCGTTTCTTGAGTTTCGCCTTGTCGCGCCATTCCTTGCTCGCCTTGATGATCGACAACACCGGCGCCGGAATACCCGTCATTGCGAATCCTGCTCCCGTTTCGGCCAGCGCGTAAAGAATCAAGTTGGTACTGTCGCTGGTGTTGATAATTGCTCCAGGTGGAGCCGTTGCGACGTAGCGCGACACCTCCGCCAAGTCACGCATCTGCTGAGCGCGGGACTTTCCGAAAATCGCCTCAAGCCTGCCGTTGGCGTCGAGTTCTTCAACTGCCCGAGTCAGCCCCGCTGGCGAAACAATCCGCTCGCCTGCGGAATCCGTGGCGGTCGTCAGTGCCTTGTCACGAATATAGTTGACCGTTGCGGCTTCCAGGTTCTTCCATGCTTGTTTGCCACGTTTGCCGGTTTTCTTGTTCAGCGTATCCTTGAGGAAGTTGATCTCGTCCAGAGAGGCGTTCTTGATCGACTTCTCGAAGACCTTTTCAGCCGCCACTCTCGGGTCGTCCATGTTGGCAACGTTCTCAACCAAACGCGCCACCACGGCCCGATTCTCAAACACTTCTGCCTGCTCTCTGCGAAGCTTGCGCGCCTTCTCGTACAAGTCGCCGCCCTTGCCTTCGGTCAGGTCGTCAATAATGCCTTTGATGATGGTGGCCTGGCGAACGTTGGTCGGCTCAAGCCCTGCGTTTTTGTTGACTGCCTGACGGAACCGCTCCAGGTCATCGATGTTCACAGTGGAGACGCCAGGGCGATTCATCACCGCGTCATAGCCAACTTTCGGCACTGGTCTCAGGTTCCCATCAGGACCGACTTCTGCGAGTTTGTCCCTGATCATGATCTTGCGTAGCGTCTCAACGATTGGCGCGGTCGCCCGTTCAGCCTGCGCGTCGTTCATGTAGCTGACCAGCGTGTCAACGTCCACGGGTTCTTTTGTCTCGCCTGCTGCCCGCGCCTTTTGGTAGGCGACGTTGACCTTGTTCTTCTGGCGCTGCAATCCTTCCTTCAGCGAATCAATGACTGTGCGCCCGACTTCTGCCGGACCAGCGCCAAGAATGCGGGCAGCATCTTCGCCAGACATATCGACAAATGCGTCAAAGTTCTGGAGGATCTGGAGGTTGTTTTCCTCAATCCTGTCACGCAACGGACCGCCAAGCGCTTGTTTCATCTGCGCCCGCTCGAAGGTGATCTGATCAGGATCCCTAGCCGCTGCACCTTTGGTCAGTTCAACGGGTACAGGAAGCCCTCTGGCAGTCTCCACGCGCCGCCTTGCGCCTTCGACCTCTGCTGCCCCTGCGGAACGTAGCCGCAATTCCTCTGGCGACACTTCACGCGCCATCAGTTGTCCGGCTCGTTCGCGCATTGCGCCAGTAGCTTCGCCCACGGTCTCACCCGCTGCCCGCACTGCTGGTGCAGCGGCGGGACGCGCCAGCCTAGTCGCCGCTGCCAGTTGTGGCGCCATCGGCATCACTGGAGGGATGACCGATGCGGCCTCACCAACCGCCCCTAGCATCTCTCTACCGGCTTCTGTGCGTGGCTGGTACATAGTCAAGCCTGCGGCCTCTTGCGCCGCCTGTGCGACGCGCTGAGCGCCCTGTGGCGTGCCGTACTCGCCAGACATAACCGCACCAACCAGGCCACTAAGCGCACCGGCTGGCATGGTCACGGCTGCGGGAATGCCAGTTGCCAGGCTGAGCGCTGTTTCACCTGCGCCGACAAGCGTCTCACCGATGCCGCGTTCTGGTTCTTGTGGCGCTGGACCTGCGAGGAATTGCGACAAAACCGGATCGACAACAGGGATCTCACCGGAGAGTTGCTGAGGCGATAGCGCTTGCGCTTGCTTTACCAGATCGTTGTACAGTTGCGCGGCGGCTTGCAACACCTGTTCATCGCTGGCGCCTTCTGGACCTTCGACCTCAAGGATTCGACCATCTGGCGCCTCAATTTCATAAATCATTGACGAACCCCCCGGATCGAAAAGCCTTGTGTGGAGGTTGGTGGGGCTTGGGTAGCGGCTGGCGTTGCCGGTTGCTCTCCAGTCGGCATGCCCTTTGCCTTCATCCGTTCCTGTTCAAGCCAATCTGCCGCCGATCCACCGCGAAGGAAGAATAGCGCCGCGTCTTCCATGTAGGTTGCCAGTTTCTCTTGCGCGTCAATCTTGCTTTGAATCCAGTTAGACAGTTCTTCCTGGTCCATCTTTGTCGGAAGCGCCGTTTGCAATGCAAGCTCAAGCTCTGACTCACTAAGCGCGCCAAACGTTGCCGAGTTGATAACGTCAATGCCCAACTGATTGCGAAGATTCAGCAACTCAATGGTGGACGCTCGCCAGCTCGGGAAGCGCTCAGCAATGGCGCCAGTCTGCGCGCCTTCTTTGTCAACAAGTTCTTTGGCGCGCCTAAGGTTTGAAAGGTTGCTGCGGATTTTCGGAATGGTCTCAAGCGCCTGACGCCCTTG